TATATGGTCATCTTCTAGATTAAAATCTACTGCTTTGGTAAACACCATATCAGGATCTAAAAATAAAAGTTTATCTCCATCCTGGAAGTAGTTATTTTCGCATAACCATTCTACAGATTTGTACTTATTAGGGATACCACCCCACCAGTCATCGTTAGCTGTTTGCCAATTGTGTGCATAGTCTGGCTGGTCTATTACTATTGAATCAGATAAAAAGCTAAAATCTGGATTTTCATGTCTATGTCCATAATCTCCAGAGAGTAGAACGACTAATTTACCTTTTTGATTTACTTTCTTTAAAGACCAATGTAATAATTTTAGCTGCCATGCTTGATACTCACACCTACTAGTTCCGACAACAATATAGTCCATTTATTGAGGTACAAATTTATAATCTGCAAATGTATAATGTAAAAAGAAGTTTCTAAAGAATTCTCCTTCAAAAGGTTCGATACGTCCATGCTTATTAGTAGCAGATTCATATAGAATCATTTCTCCAGGTTCTGCATAAACTTTATGCCATCTTCCTAAGTGGTCCTGTATATCTAAAGGCCAATCTCTATCTACTTGCTTGTCTACTATTACAATAGAAGATATATGATGAGTTACTAAAGTATCTGTATGTGGTTCTAATATAGCTCCTCTTTTGTAAGATCTAATTCCGTAAATCCACTTTGGAACTAAACGTTCTTTATTACCTATAAATTCTTCATGTATAGGTTGTAGTTCTTCTGCAATTATTTCTCTTATTCGAGTAAAAGAATCCATTGGAAACATTTCTACTGGAGCATTTCCTTGATTATCATGGATAAAGTCTGTAATACCGTTCCAAAACTCTGGTCTAACAGCAGGTTTTAGTAAATTATAAGCTTCTGTGATTAGTTGGAAAGTTTTTTGAGGTACTTTAACAACTTTGAATCCTAATTCAGATAATCTTGGTAGGTCTTCGTTTTTAGAAAATACTTTCTCAGGTACCGGTGGTTGTGTCATTTGTAAATATTCTTTTGCTAATCTAGCATCTTCTGCGCTATTAAATACATTTTCTCTAAACCACTTTGTAATAATAATCTTTCTACCTCTTCTAACAGGTAATCCTGCATGTAAGGCAGCTGAATTTTCTGTACCTGTACCGTTTGAATTCTTCCAAACTACCGCCATTCCTTTTTGTGGTGTAAAAGTCTTACCAATAGTAGGGAAGTCTGTTTCACCTCCTTCTTCTACTTCATTAAGGTATATCATAAACGTCCAAGTTCTTTGGCCGCTAGATAAGCAATGGTTCGGATATGCTTCTTTACCAAAAGCATCCTGGTGGTGTCTAAATTCTTGACCTACTTCGTAGATCTGCCCTTGTGTAGGTTCTGAATAAGGAGCTTCTATTCCTAATTCTATGTACATCTTCTGATTGACATTGCTGACAATTGGGTCTAAATCAGATAAGATTGATGTAGAGCTGGTACGACCTTCGTCATACTTTACAGACTGTGCTCCTTGTCCGGCAACGCTTGATCGAACGCTTCCATTTTCTGTTAACCTAACAATATGATCGCATTCTTCGTTAGTTAGGAATTGTGAGATAGTAAACATCTCCAATCCATGCTCGTTTCCTACGTATACTCTTTCCATATAGTTTATTTTTTCTTTTTATCCGTCGCAAGCTACACAGTCTTCTGCTGTTCTACTACCAATGTCTCCATTAATTACAGAATCTGTTCTTAAATAATATAAGGTTTTTATTCCTAACTTCCAAGCCGTCTGGTGAACTAAATTGATAAATTTAGGACTATCTGTTGGATCGAAAGCTAAATTTAGAGACTGAGTCTGATCAATATACTGTTGACGTATTGCTGCTTGTTCTACTAACTGTAGTTGGTTAATCTCAGCAAATGTTAGGAAGATTGGTTTATCTTCTGTAGGCATAACATCTTCTGGTAGATTTGCAATAGAACCTCTATCTTTCATAATCTGATCCCATACTTCGTCTGTATTGTGACCTCTTTCTAATAAATAGTTTTCTAGTTCAGGATTTTTACGAATAAAAGTTCCCTTCCCTGAATTAAATGTATAAATGTTTGCCGGTAATGGTTCAATACCTGCTGATACACCTCCTGAGATAGTTGAGTTAGAAACTGTTGGAGCAATTGCTAGTAAGTGGGTATTTCTCATACCTGTACCTTTACACCAAACTGGTTCTCCGTACTCATCTGCTAACTTTCTAGAAGCAGCTTCTGCTTGTGATTTAATTTGAGAGAAGATTTGATGTGTTAAGCTATTTGCTGCAATACTAATAAAAGGAATCTTCTTTTCTTGTAACAATGTATGCCATCCTAATACACCTAAACCAATAGCTCTACCTTTTTTAGCAGAACGATGAGCTCTAATTAAAGACTCTTTCCCATTAGTCTTAACTAAGAATTCTTCCATTACTCCGTCTAAGAAGTAAATTGCAGTCTCAACTAAGTCTGTATTCTTCCATTCATCCCACTTCGCTAAATTAACTGAGCTTAAGCAGCAAATAAAGCTATGTTCTTCGTCAGTATGTAAAGTGATTTCCGAACAGATATTCGTCATAGTTACTTCTAGGTTATTCTTAGTATACGCAAGAGGGTTAGCGTTATTTACATTATCTTTAAACATAATATAAGGCTCTCCTGTCTCAACTCTAGCCTTTAGTATTTCTACCCAGACTTCCATTGCCTCAGGGTCTCTACGCTCGATCTTTTGCATAAAGCTATCATCCACTACAACGCATTGATGTAGGTTTAGACACTGTCTATTAGGATCTCCCTTAGGTCGTCTAATTTGTAAGAATTCCTTAATATCTGGATGGTTAATATCTAGGTTTACGGAAGCTGCTCCTCTACGAACTGCTCCTTGGTTAGTTGCAATAATAGTAGAGTCGTATATCTTAGCCCAAGGAATAACTCCTTCTGATTGTCCTAAGTCTCCATTACCAATCTTAGATCCTCTTCCTCTAATTTTAGAAAGACCAATACCAACACCGCCACCTAATGAAGTTAATCTCATTAATTCAGCATTTGTTAATCCAATACCTCTTATAGAGTCCGGAGTATCAATACCGAAACAGGAAATAGGTAAGCCTTTATCTGTACCTGTGTTAGATAGTACCGGAGAAGCTAGGTTCAACCAACCTTTCCACATATACTTAAAGAACTTTGCAGCTAAATCTGGTCGATCTAGTCGTGCTGCGACTGTATCTGATACTCTCTTATATGCTTTTCGAGGAGTCTCTCCCGGTAGGAGGTATCCTTTAGAGATTGTTGATAAAGAAATTTCATTCATCCATTCAGGATAATCTTTTCCTGCTTCCCAGGCGGAAATATCTACTTGTAGTGCCATTATATAATCTAATTAAATTTTATTAAAATGCTTTTGACCAATCCATATGACCTTTAGAGTAATTTGTTACTCTGTTTGCAAAAAAGTCTGTATGTTGTTTACCTGCAATAACTGCATCAAACCACTTCATAGTCTTTAATGCTCCTGCATCAATCTGATCAGAAGGGATCAAAGGTTTTAATCCTAGATCTCCCATTTTAGTATTAACCCTATGCTTGATAAAGTTCTTAAGATCTTCCTTAGATAAATTCTCTAAGTCTCCTAATTCAAAAACCTTATCAATAAAATCGAATTCTAGCTTAAGAGCTAACTTAGCTGCTGTTTCGATTTCTTCTTGTAACTTATCTGTTTTAATTTCTGGATACTCTGAAAGTAATTGTCTAAATAACCAGCAACCTGCTTCTGAGTGAAGAGATTCATCTCGTACAGACCATTCAACAATCTGTCCAATACCTTTAAGTTTATTTCTCATCTTAAACGATAAAAGTACTGCAAAAGAAGAAAATAAATTAACTCCTTCAGTAAATGCTGAAAATATAGCTAATGATTTAGCTCGTTCATGCCAATCAGGAGTTCCGTCGTGACTATCTCTTACGTCCATTAAAGACTCAATCTTTGCTTTAGTAGCTTCGTCTTCTAAGAACTCTGCAAAGTTATCCAAACCTAATTGCTCATTAAGCAATGAATATGCTTCAGCATGTATCGTTTCAAAAGATCCGAAGGTAGTCCCCATCATAATAATTTCTGGCTTTCTAAACCAGCTAGTTACTAAACCTGTCCAGTAATCATTTACTACTGTCTCAGTTTGAGCAAATCCTTTCAATATACCACCGACTACATTCTTCTCATGATCTTTTAGATTAGACTTCCAATCTGTAACATCTTGTGCCATTGGTACTTCTGTATGTAGCCAATGCGCTTGTTGTTGCTTTAACCAGTAATCATACGCTTTAGGGTATTCAAACGGCTTATAAACAACTCTTTCATCTCTTAGTCCCATAGTATATTTTTAATGTGTTAAATAATAAAATCCCCGAGGTTCTAAGCATTATTTTGCTTTCGGGGATGTAGAAATAAATAGCTTCTACTACTATTTGTTATTGATTTTGCTCGAAAAATTTCTTAGCAATTTCAAAGTGAGTACCTTGCGGACTACTGCTATCGTCATCTATACTTGCTTTACCTTCAATCTCAATATGTCCGTTATTTGTATCCATTTTTACATTATACGTCATACCGTCCTGGCCATATCTATTCTTCATAACGTGCAAGCGTCCTGTACCTAATACCTTATCTTCTTTCTGTCTTGATAACGAAAGACAAATATCTGCTACCATCATCTTATCGTAAGAACCGGCTGCTTTATCACCTTCAATAACTGAGTCTTTAGCACCCATACGGTTAACCTGTGAAGGTGTTAGTACTGGTATTTTTAACTCTTTAGCTAAACTCTTAGTAGCAATAAACACATCATCGATCTCGTCTTTACGCTCTGAGAATTTACCTCTTGAAGGTGCTTTAAGGTAGTCTACATAGTCAATAACGATTAAGTCTGGCTTATGTCCCATATCAATACACTTCTGAACGTGGCTCTTAATGTTATTTACTGTCGCTGCTTTAGGAGCATACTCTTTTACTATCAATCTACCTTTAAGGTTATTAATATGAGTCTCTACTTCTTTTCTATGCTTGTTTACTTCATCGATAGAGTACCCTGTAAAGTAGCAATCAAATCGCTTACCTACATAATCTTCACCTAACTCTAGAGTATAGTAGTTTACTTTGAAGCCTAATTTTACAGCATGAGCTGCTGCTGCTACCATCGTCCAGGACTTACCTCCACCTGGGTTACCGAATACGATAATCAAATCACCAGGTCCCCAGCCTCCTTGAATAGACTCATTTAGTAATGGCCATGGAGTAGGTATAGTAGGTCTGTAGTCTGTTCTATATCGAGACTCAACGTCTTTATCGTATTCGTGTCCGATATTTTTATCCATTGCAGCTTTCATAGCTTTTTCAATCAAGTTTCGAATGCCTTCGAAATCGCTCTGCTTTAATAAGTCTGCTGAAGATAAAATAGCTGCTTTCATCTCTTGATTCTTACAAAATGTAGTAAACTCTTCCTCTACATAATCTAAATCATCTTGAGAAGCGGCGTATGAGTTTCTCAACTCTTCTTTTACTGCTACTTGTAAAACTTCGTTTTCAATCTTCTGAAGTTCTACTTTCAATACATCCATTGTAATGGTAGTATGGTACTTATCGAAGTATTTTAAGATCTGTCCGATAATCCACTTATGTGTATCTGAGTCAAAGTACTCCTCTCTTAGTACATCTCTCACTGTTAATAGAAAGCCTTTGTCTGTAAGTAAGGCACCTATTACTTTAATCTGGAAGGGTTTTCCATATTGCGTTAACTTCTGCAATGTCATATAACTTATTATTTAAAAACCGTTAATGTTCTGAAATTCTCTAACCATCCTTCTGTGTTCTTAGTTATGCCTTCGATCTTATCTACGTCTAGTAGATGTAAAAAGGCTCCCGTCTGTAAAGGTGGTATAGGCTCTTTCAATACACTTAATATATGAAGAATTTCTTTATCATCCAACTGTCCTTCATGCAAATTCATCAGTTGATAATTAGTTTTTACCCGATCCCAATTGTGTATTATTTTAGCAAAAATAGATTTACCATCTAGGTTCTGCTCGCATATTGTATAGATATCTTCCAGTTCGTAGTTAGGGTTTGTTAATAGACCTGGGAACTCTTTAGTTAGAGTCTTTAAGCCTAATCCTTTTACTCCGGAAAGGTTATCTGAGTTATCACCTAATAAAGCTTTTACGATGTTGTAATTTTGTGGGAGTACTTCAAGTTCTTGTACAATGTTGTCTCTAGTATAAAGTGTTTTCTTTATAGGAGAATATACCGAAATACATCCATCTATTAATTGTAAGAAATCTTTATCAGAAGAAACGATTGTTACTTGTTTACCTGATGCTGAAGCTCCTAATGCTAAATCGGCGATAATATCATCCGCTTCTAGCTTTTCCATCGTCAGGCTGTGTATTGGTAAGCATTCAAGATAATCTTTTAACCTATCTAATTGTGCAGATAGAGACTCATATTCTTCTTGCTTATTTTCATACATTCCCCAGTTGGTAATCCTTGTATGTTGTCTCTGTGCTTTGTAGTTAGGATCTATATTCTTCCTATTTGTAGAAGATCCTTTACCGTCAAATACACAAACCACTCTTGTAGGGTCAATTGTACGTACTAGGTAGCCTAGTGATCTTAAGAAGCCTACAAGACCACCGATATGGTGGCCTTGAGGGTTCATAGCCCTTAGAGTTGAGAAGCTACGAATAAAGGTATTCATAGAATCTATAATCAATAAATGATCGTTTAACTCTCTAGGCGGGGATTCTTTAAGATTGTTTATAATTTTACTATAGTCCATTAATCGTCTAGTAGGTTTGGTAGGATTTCATCTTCTTCCATGTCACCTTCTTCGACTAAACTAAAATCAATAGATCCTAAAAGTTTCAACCAGTGTTCTTTGTGCTGGTCTTTATACTTATCGATTGCTTTCTTATCGTCAGCAATAAAACCGTGAGGGGTCATTACAATTCTTCCTCTTGTCTGTACTCCTTCGATATGGTTCTTCTCAATCTGTATATTTGTTCTTTTAGCAAATTCAACCTGTAATCCGCTTTTAATAGCTTTAATCTTAGAGGTACCTGGGTTAGTGATGTTTCCAAAAGTGATTACTAATGTTGCATCATACCACATCGACATACCGCCTTTGTTCTGTAACTTCGGCTGTGACATCGGTGAGTCTGGTTTCTGTGTCCATACTTTGTTAATTGCTACTAACGTATTAGTATATGGACTTCCTTCTTTTCGAGATAACAAGATCTTTTGATTCAAGTTATTTCCAAATTGAGTTGACATTGCACCTGCATTCCATTCGTTATTATTCTTATTAGAACGTACCGAAAGATCACAAGGTACAGAGCCTACTGAATCCCAGAAGAAACATAAGTCATGTGGTAAATTACCTTTAGCTTGTTCGTCTAAAAGGTCTGCTATATAAGATGCTACATCTTCGATAGTGTTTAATGTACCTCTATCTGCATAGAGGAAGAAACCTTCGTAGTCTGTAATCTCTCCAGTTGATTGGTCAATAACTTCCTCAAACTGTAAGCCCATCTCTTTAGCATGTTGCCATGACCATTTCATCTCGGTAATAATTAATACCGGTAA